ACTTCGGTCCACTTCGGGTCGTCTGGGATGTCGCCGGCGGCGATACCCTGACCGATGATGTAGCCCCATGTCGGGACGCAGAACTGTTCGATGACGATGGTCTGATACTTGGCGAAGACGCGTCCGGCCTTGGCGGTGACGAGGCGCACCGTGGCACCGCCTAGTTTGGAGGAGTCGCCGACAAACTCGTAAGGCAGCACCCCCTGAGCAATGTCCCGATTTAGAGCCTCAATAAATCCAACGAAGGTGCTGTTGGGGCGGGTTGAGGTATGCGAACTTAGGCTTTCGCCCTGGTCGAGCACCAGAAGTTTGCCGCCCATCGTGTTAGCGATGGAGGTGTAAGAGGGGGTGTTGAGTGCGCCGAGCTCGTTGGCCGTGTCCTGATCGAGTACGCCGCCCTGCTTCTGAATCGTGCGGACGACGTCACCGTTGTCCTTCACTGCCTGCTTCTCGAGGGCAAGAATCTCCATCTCGTCTTGAATGGAGTTGATGCTGGATTGCAGGAGGGGGATACCGCGGCATCCGCTTGCGTACTCGTGGTCGACGACGTGCATCATGGACTGGGCGAGGATTTGGCGGTTGCTGCCGTCCGACTTGTAGACGTTCACCGCAGTGTATTCACCGTAGGGGCCGTAGACGATGCCGTCGTGGATGCCCGGGATGACGATCGTTTCCTCGAGCGGGTCACCGACGCGGTGGGCTTCCATGAGCTGGAGTTTCGCTTCGCCGGTGGCGTTACGCACCTTGGCGGCAAACGAGTCACCGTCTCGGACCATGCCGCGGAGGAGGATGGCCTGACAGTTGTAGAACGAAAAGCGGTTCGTGATGTCGATGCGCTTGCCCTTCTCAGCGAAGTAAGCCTCGTAAATCTCCTGCATCTCCGGGGTGCTGGCGTGGCTCTGGGCCTTGATGCCATCGCCCACGGAGTAGAGCACCATGTCATTCAGAATCTGTTTAAACAGGCCGCTGTTCCGCTCTGCCCATCGGCACTTGCGGATCATCGCCATGCGGTTCCACGGCGTCAGGTCTTGGCGTAGGTCGCCCGGTGCTTGGCCGAAGATAGCGCGGCGCGAGTTCGAGAACATCGTGCTCTGCCAGCCCGAGTAACTGCCACCAAAGCCACTGCCCTGGTTGTCCATGACGGCGGCCTGTGGCTTGAGCGCAGGCGCAACAGCAGCCGCCTTGAGGACGGGCTTGCGGAGGCTGACAGTGGGGGCTTTGGTCTTGCGGGGGGCCATAGATTAGTCGCGGCGCGTAGACCAGGAGGTCGAGATGACCGTGGTCCTGCGTCCGTAGGTGGCCGGGTCGAGGCGGCTCAGGGCGAACATGGCCTCGGAGAGCATCTCCTTCGGGGGCATAGCAAACTGCTTGGACGCCGAGGAGCCAGAGTCGGAGTATGACATCAGCGTCTTGCCCTCCGTAATCATGGCTACAGCCTTGGCTTTAATGTCAAGGAGTTCGCACTCCGTTAGTCCAATAAATAATCCAGAGGAAGCCATTTAGATATGCCCAGATTGGAACGAAGAGGGGGGTGCGCCGACCAGCCCACGCCACAAGCTTCTTCCTTCTTGCAACACCGTCCGGCGCACCCTTGCAGATAGCGTGCTCATGTTCCGCTCTGAGGCAAGTCGGTTTCGGTGGTTTCCCTGCCGGCGATGCCCCAGCGGACGGCGGCGAGGAGTGCGAGGATTTCACAGTCGAGGGCGTGGTTGTCCTTCTTGCCCTGGGGAAGTATCCAGTGCGCCTTGCCCGTCCGGCGGTCTTTGACGCGGACTTCGGAGTTCAGCTGCGAGACGTACTCAGGGTCGGCGTCTAAGGCGTAGGTCCAAACCTTGCGGGCTCGGAGTCCGTGCAGGAGGTCTTTGCCGGCGAGGTTGGAGTGCGAGACGAGGATGGCCCGCTGAGGGATGCCAGGGACGACGATGGCCTGCTTCTCGGAGTAGTAGCGACGGCTCGTCTTTCCGTCACGATCGGTGACCGCAAAGTCCTCCGAGCCCGACCCCTTGGCCGTCTTCCAGTTCCGCTTGGCACACTCGCGGTAGACTTCGGTCGTGCTGTCACCCGAGTCGACGAAGACCATGGCCGGATGGACCGCCCATTGTTTAGCGTACGCCTCGATGTCGCCCCATGACTCGATGCGGGCAAAGGCCAGCAGCCGACTATGCCCGGTCTTAGCCCAGCGCCGAACGACCACCCAGAAGTGCCCGCGCTGAACGTCGACGCCCATCGTGCGGAAGGCGATGCTCCCTTGCGGTGCGTCCGTCTGCTCGATGACCCTGCCCTTCGGCGAGATCATGGCCTCGGCGTCCCATGCGTCGCCCATCTTGTAGTTGGCAGACTCGGCGGTGCTCACCATCTCGCCACCCTCTTCTGACCAGGGCATGGCAAGACGCTTCTGCTTGAATTGCATCCGGGCGTTGTCGTCGCCGTACTGGTCGACGGACTCCTTGGCCTTGAGCATCAGCACGCCCAGCTCGCCCCAGCTCATCGTCGCAAGGGCGTTCCAGTGCAGGCCGATGTGACCCGCGTTGACCGATGCGGCGGTAGCTACAAAGCACCCGCGGGCGTTGGCTTCGATGCGCGTGGCGTTCGTGTCAGGGAGCAAGGTGCGGCAGGACGCGCACTCGTAGGTCGTGCCGGCGTTGACCTTGTGCAAGTCCCACGACCCGCTGACCTTCGCGTCCTCGGGGAACCTGATCTGCTCCCACACCCAGGGCTGAAGGTGGTCGCACTTGGGGCACCGCATATTCCAGTCACGTTGGTCGGTCGTCTCATGGAGCTGATGAATCTCCTGATTAGCCCGTCCGCCCTGGCTTATGAAGATGCGTTTTCCCATCCAGCCGAAGGCCGTGACGCGCGCGCTGAGTTCGGCAAGGTGTCCGGGAGGTGCCATCCAACACTCGTCAGCAATTGTATATCGAAGCGAAAGGCGCTGAAGGTTGGCTTCATTCCAGAGGCCGCGACAGTAGAGCGTCATGCGGTCGAAGTCCGTCGTCGTCGAGCGGTCCATATCGTCGACCGAGATGCGGGCCTTGACGGGCGGACAGTTGGCCCACACCGGGCGGAGGTAGCGCAGGGCGAAGTCCTTAGCCTCGGGGTCTGTAGCCTGGAGCACCATCGTCGGGCCCGGAGCGTTGGCGATGATGTGGCAAGTGAACAGACGAGCGAACAGAGATTTGCCTGACTGGATGCTGGCGAGGATGGTCAGGAGTTTCGTCTCAGGGTCGGCGGCAATGCGCAGCGCTTCCGCGATCCACGGCGTCCGCTCTGACCTGAACGGCCCGGGCATCGGTGAGTCAGGGATGGCGTGCACGTTGTCCTCCAGCCAGTCGACGATGTCGCCCGAGTCCGAAGGCTTGAGAACTTCTCGACCGATGCGGAGCAGGTCACCCTTGTTCATCGACGGCGGAGAGTTCAGCCTTCACGCGGCGCACCCAAGCCTCCAGCACCTTGACGGCCTTGGCAGGGTTCTCGGGGTTGCACCCTTCGGCCACGTCGAGGGCGAGTTTGTCGAGACGGTTGACCACGCCCGAGGCTAGTTCCCGCATAGCTTCGCCGGCTTCCTTTGACGAGATGTAGTCCTTAGCCAGGATGAGGCGCCGTTCCTGTTCGGCTTCGAGCTGCACGAGGGAACGAAGGCTGGCGTTGTACGCTGACTGGTACTTCCCCTGGTTGGGGTCGCCCTGTTCCATGGCCGCTTGCCAGACGCCGCGAGCCCGACCGACCAGGGCACGGTGCTCGCTGATCGTGTCAGCCAGGGAGCCGTCGTCGAGCTGCGCCGGTGCGGCCTGCGGTGCACGGGCCCGGCGGTTCGCATCACGCTCTGCCTTCCACGCCAGAGCGCCCTCGATTGACTCGGTCGGCATACCGTTGCGCTTCATGTAGGAAACCGCTTGCACGGTCACATTAAACGCGGCGGCGAACTGAGCATTGGTTACGCGATCGGCCATCAGAGTTGGGGGGTATTAGAAAACAGGTGTTTTTGCACATCGACCATGCAGAAAACCTCCGTGGTGTCGGGCCA